TAAGAATGGAATCTGCGTTCCAAGATTCTACGGAACTTCTAAACTTGGAGAGCCTACCCAAGACAAAAGACCTGAACCCGTCCGCATCCGAACCAAATTCGTGGGACAACTTAGAGATGCCACCCACCAAAATGAAGCACTCGCAGCAGCAATTCGGGCAGGCCATGGCATCCTTTCTCTACCATGTGGGTATGGCAAAACGACGGTATCCTTGGCCATAGCGTGTAAGTTGGGGTACAGAACTATGATTGTCGTCCATAAGCAGTTCCTAGCGGATCAATGGAGGGAGCGTATTCAACAATTTTGCCCGGGTGCGACGATTGGTATCGTGCAACAGAACAAGAAGGAGGTCAACTGTGACTTTGTCATCGCGATGCTTCAGTCTCTCTCCCTCAAAGAGTACAATTTCACAGACTTTGAAAGTATCGGCACACTCATTGTAGATGAGGCACACCACATTTGTGCAAAAGTTTTTAGTCAAAGTCTCTTCAAGTTGTGTCCTCGACACGTCTATGGTCTCTCCGCAACCCCTGAGAGAAAGGATGGTCTCACGAAAGTTCTTCATTGGTTCATGGGTCCCACGTTCTTCGCGGTGGAGAGGAAAAATCAAGAGCAGGTTGAGGTGTTCACGGTTACTTTTGATTCACCAAACTATAGAAATCCACCACCTTCGATGAGAAATGGGAAAATATCGATGCCAAACATGATCACAGAGGTTGTGGAGGATCGGAGACGCAATCAAATGTTGGTCGAACTCGTGAAAAAGGCTTCGGCTGGGACGAGACAACTCTTGGTTCTCAGTGACCGAAGACATCACTGTGAATTTCTTCATCAATGTTTTCCAAAGACATCGGGTCTATACATGGGTGGAATGAAAGAGACGCAACTCCAAGAATCTTCCAAAAAGAAGATCATTTTCGCGACGTTCTCACAAGCCCATGAAGGTCTAGACATTCCCACACTCGACACGGTCATTTTGGCTTCACCAAAGTCGGACATCACACAAAGTATTGGTCGTATCATGAGAGAGACTAAAGGTAAAAAGAACAACCCTCACATCTATGACGTCCATGATCCATGGTCGATCTTCACAGCGATGTACTACAAAAGAATGAAAGTCTACAGACAAGGTGGCTTCAAGATACATGGAAAGGTTGCGGAGGAAGACTTCCCTCAGGGAAAGTGTCTTTTTTTAAATCTAAACAATAATTAAATGTCTGGTGCATTAATACAACTCGTCTCCAAGGGTGTTCAAGACGTGTATCTCACGAGTGACGAAGGACATTCATTCTTTCGTATGAAGTTTACGCGTCACACGAACTTTTCCCAAGCTCCCAAGTTTATCAAGACTATAAACACCAGTGACACGTCAGTGATTATTCCAGTTTTGGGAGATGTAATCAATGGCCTCTGGTTTGAACCAGCTACCAGTAATGGCAACGATAACATCGCTTCAAATTTGTTCTACAATTCTACGATCAATCTTTACATAGGGGGGCAGAAAGTTGATTCTCAACATTTCGACTACTTCAGTGATATCTGGCCAAATTACTTGGCTGATACCTACAACAAATCCCAAGAAATCAATAGCAAAGCCACTTTGTCCAACAAGTTCTTTGTACCTCTCCACTTCTTCTTCTGTGATCACAAGGCGTTCTTACCCCTCGTCGCACTTCAAAACCATCAAGTTGAGATACGAATCAACTTTAATGAGGCGAATAACAACATTCTCGTAGCTAGTGAAAAGAGTGCAAAGTTGTATGGTAACTATATCTTTTTGGATAAAGAGGAGAGGGAATCTCTCGTGAAGCGTTCGATGGATTTCGTCATTACACAGACACAGAGGATAGAGTTTCCAATAAGTGCTGTCACGGATAATACGACGGAATCTGGGGGACACAATGACCTCGATCTGTCCCCATTTAACCATCCAGTCAAGTCTCTGTTTTTTGGCTTTGGTGCTAAAAATACAGGTTACGCCCAAGATCGTTTCACATTTAAGAATGCCGATATGTATATCAATGGCACATCCCTTTTAGAAAATATGAGTCCGGTCTATTTTCATACAGCCCAAAACTATTATAAATCTACATATGGTCGATCATATTTCAACACACCGAGCCATTCGCCTGTATACACTCGTTACTTTGCTTATCACTTCTGTATGAATGCATCGGAGTACAACCCATCCGGCTCATGCAATTTCAGTCGCCTCGACAACGCGAAGCTCGTACTTAGGGGTGTCGAGGCCGTGGATCGCTCCTATATGTATGTATACGCCGTGAACTACAATGTACTCAGGATAAAGGATGGTTTAGCTGGAATTTTATTCGGTAATTAATGTATATGGCGACGCAAGCAGACGGAATTCTTGTCACAGCTGGACAGATTTTCGTGAGAAGTTTAGATGCCGAACCAAGAGAAGAAGATATCATCGCAGGTGTCGCAAGTATCGATGCCGGTGAGATTACTGCGGATAAGATTACAGTTTCAAACCTAGAGTTAACTGGTTCTCTGTCAGCTACCGGTGACATGGATCTGACCGCTTTTACGAATGTGTATCGCATGACCGCGAGTCAGATTGGTATAGGCACAACAAATCCAGTAAATGACTTTCAGGTTGGAACGAACCGCTTTGTGATTAGTCGTGTAGCACCCAACCTTGTGACGGTCAGTGGCAACGTGGTGTCCACAAACGTCACCACTTCAAACATTCTTAGAACAGCGGACAACAAATTTTTCGTAAACAATGTTGGATCTAACGTGTTGAAAATTACTGGTAACACATATTCTACAAATCTCGCAGTTGGAAACCAACTCGTAGTTGGTGAGATAAATGATGGTAGTTCAAATGCTGCTGTTTTCAAAAATGGTAATGTTGTGGTACAATCTAGCAATCTAAATGTCGAGGGAGACGTGAGAGTACTTGGTAACGTACACATCACCGACTACTTGACATACTTAGCTGCGAACAATTTGATCGTCTCGAATGCGGTGATACAAATGGCGGACGGGGTTCCAGGTGGTGCTTATGATAGCGGTCTCATCATGACAGACGATGGAGGTATAGAGGCGAATGTAGTATTTGGTTATTCTACTGCGAATACAGAGTTATTCTTCTCTAGGACGTTTGGAAGTGCCTACACTATCGGTGGTCCTGGTGCGGACCAAACTATCCCACTCGATTCAAACGCGGTAAACGTTCATGTGTATGGTACGTTCTACACTGACAGTAATGTTGGCGTGGCAAATATTGCCCCCACACACACGTTATGTGTGGGTTCCAACGTGTTTTTTGAAGATACGGGATCGAATGTGATTCATGCGACGGGTAATGTGTATATTGATCAATTAACTTTGGGTGATGGTGGTATCACGAGTACAAATGAATTATTACAAATCGACCAGACTTCTCTGACACCAGTGGTATTTGGTTCTAATGTTCAGATGGTGGCACTGCGCACAGTGGGTACATATCCTTCGGGTGTTTCCAACCTTTCACCTATTGATGACCTTTCTGTGGGTGCCAAGGTTTTCGCTAATTTGACGGCTGCAAATGTGTTGACTGTTGTTGGTAATACTGTGACCACAAATCTTCAGACTCAGATAATCTTCTCCGAGTCAAACGTTACCGTACACGCAGATCATACAGGAGCTGATAGTACCTCGAACGCACTCGTTCTCAAGTCTGGTCCAACTGCTTCGAATGTGAGCAGCATTGAAGTATTCGGTGCGAGTACTTCAAACACACATCAGAACATCCGTTTCAAGACTAAAAACACAGAGAGGGTACGGATAGCCTCCACAGGTAAGGTTGGTATAGCCAACACAAACCCCTCCGAAGCTCTCACCATTTCTGGAAATGTTCACGTGACTGGAAGTAATGCGATGATATATGGTGTTGGGGGGATGAAGATGTACTCTGTGCCAAGTGCTGGTGAAAACAAAATTGAAAACTTGGTGTCGATTGGAAAGGGTCTCAACTTCTACGCGAGTAACACGTCCACTATGGGCAATCCTAAGATGACTATACTGGAAACAAGTAATGTGGGTATCGGTACATCGCAACCCCAAAGTCGTTTCCAAACATCCGGTGGTTCCGCATTCATCAATCAACAGGTGACCAGACGCAACAACTACAACCATCTCAACACACCCCTCGTCGTGAATAACACAACTGAAACCACGGTGATCAATTCAACATCCAACGTGATGCAACTCACCCGAGAAGGTACGGGTGAGTTGTATGGTGCTAGAGCTGCGTTCAAGTTGGGTAAATGGGACATGACTGATAGTAAATCTAAAACACGCCTTGACATAGACTTAGCTGATGATGATTACGCGGTGGACACGAATATCATAACTATTCGCAGTGATGGTAAGGTTGGGATTGGTCACACAGAACCAGAGGCGTATCTCGAAGTCAAGTGTGAAGGTATAGCACAATCAGGTATGTTGGTACATAACCATGACAGTGGTGACGCTATCATCTCTGCGAAAACGGATTTAGCTAATGGAAACGCATTCACGAGCTATGTGAATGGTAGTGCTGGATGGTCGGCGGGTATAACTGGTGCTCAAGGTGATTACAGAATTACCGATAACGCAACAGCAGTTTCTGATACCGGAACGACTGCAGTTTACATCAGTGGTAATACCCGCGATGTTGGTATAGGCACCGATGCACCCCGTGGTAAACTTGAAGTCAATGGAAATGTTGTCATCGGAAATATGCTCACATTTGGGGGTCTCAATGGGAGTGAATTTGGTAACACCCAATTCATAGAGAGGCGTTATGGTGAAGATCAAGCCATCAACGAACTTGTCATTTACAAGGGTAACAAAGGTTTAGATGACGAAGGTCCCACTAGAATAAGACACATTGCTGCGGAGCACATATTTCAAACGTACACTGCTACTACATTTAATTTAGCGAGTGAAATTGAACTCACAGAAAATGAA